TACGAATCGAGCGCGCGGAGGTCGAGGATGGCACCGGCGGCCTTCTGCTGTACATCACCGTCGGGGCGCATCTCGGTTTTCGGTACCGGCGGGATGTCCTTGACGTCGATGCATCGCTGCACGACGAGCACAGGCACCTCGCGGATCTCGGGCTGTACGACAACATCCTTCATCGTTGCACAGCCGGGGAGCAGGAGCAGGAAACAGAAGAGGGCTCGCTTCATTGAGAGATCCTCCCGACACGCGCTCTGGCTTCCTCTGTGAGCAACTTGTCCGCACCCGCGCACGCTTCCTGCGGCGACAGGCGGGGGCCCTCGATGATGGCCTTGAGCCGCTGCGCCTCCTGCACGTACTCGCGCTCCCGCTTGGCGAACTCCGCAGCCAGGCGGTCACCGCGAATGCGCGCAGCGCGCTCACGCGCCTCGAGCATCTTCACTGCAGACTCCAGGTCGCCGTAGGCCGACTTCAAGTTGTCGATAGCCTGCATCGCCGACTTGTTGGCAGCGAGCGCCCCGTCACGCGCGACAAGACACGCCTGGATCTTCGGCTTGTACTCAGCCTCAGCCTCGGCGACGCCTTGGTTGTAGCGCGCACGGCCGTAGCCCATGATCGCGCCGATCAAAGTCAGCACGACCAGCGCGCCGATGATCAGCGGCAGGAACTTCTTGATGATCTGCCACCCCGCCCACTCAAACATGTCAGCCTCCGTACGCCATGAGGCGCGGCGTGTAGCGGCGGCGTTCGGCAGCAGCGATGGCGGGCGCGAGTCTACGCTCCCACTCCAGCAGGGCCTCGTCGGCCTTCGTCTTGTTGTAGGTATCGGCGTCCTGCTTCAGGTACGCGAGGTGCTTCATCCACTCGAGCAGATCGAGGTGGTTCTCCGCAGGGACCTCGAAGGCGTACTCCGTCGCCGGCGCCCACGTGATCGTACCGGTCGCCGGCGTCACGGTGTCGTCGTCGACGGTGTAGGTGACCTGCGTCGCGCTCACGACCTGGGCGGTCACCGTGCCGTTGTAGCCGGCCTGGTTCGCCCCAGCGACGATGATCGTCGGCGTACCCGCGAGCCCGTGCGGAGCGGCGGCGGTGAGCAGCGCGGTCGTATTGGTGCGCGCGATCGATGTGACCGAGGCGGGCGCAGCACTCGCCGCCGGCGCCGCCAGGGTGTTGAGCGGCAACCGCTCGACCACCAGCCGAACCGTGTCGTTGGCGGCCGGCACGCGCACAGCGCGCAGCTTGCCGTCCTCCATGCCGATGATCAGAGCCTTGATCGGCCCTGCGGTGTCCAGGTCGTCCATCGACATCGGAAAACCGCCGGTCACCGTGCCTTGGACTCCGAACGCCGTCTCGAACGACTCGACGGGGATCTGCTGCTTCGTCGAGTGGAGCCGCGCACTGCGGATCTTCATGACCAGCGGGCTCAGCTCGAGCCACGCGTCTGCGGCCGTCACCGGCAGCTCGACGACACTGGCCGTGCTCGCGTCGCGAATACCGCCGGTCGCGCGCACCCACTTCACGTGCGCGTCGTTCACATACCCCCACACCTCGTCATCGGTCCAGAGGTACGGAAGCTGGTCGTCATCGACGTCCGATCTGAACCGCGCAACGAGGGCGGAGGGGAGCATGGACTACCTCACTGGATACCGGCCTTCGCCGCGGCGAATGCCACGGCGATCTCTGCGTCCGAAACTTCGCTTCCGACGAGGGTCTCGACCCTCTTCTTGCTCGGCTTGCCGCCGGCGGTGAAGTCGCCTGAGTGATTGCGCTCCGCCATGCGGACGATCACTTCCTTGATCTTGGCCAGCCGGTCGGCGTCAGCCGCCTTCTCGCGGGCGATGTCTTCCAGCGCCTGCGCGCCAGCAGCGGCATCCTCCTCGACAGCAACGGCGCCGATGGCCATCAGCTCCGCCAAGTACCGCGTAGGCACAGCGGTGGGCTTGTCCTTCACGAAGCCGAAGGAGGGGCCTTCACGTGTGACATGAACGTGGTCGCGGTTCAGAGTGAGCTTCACCAGACTCATTGAGATTCCTCTTTCATGTGGGAGAACATGTTCATGGGAACACTGCGAGACGACCGCCCTTTGAGGTGATCGCCCGGCAACTCGACGAACTGTCGCTCGCGCGGCAGCCAGACGAGGTATAGATCAGGGACTATATCCCTCGGCAGCCCGCCGGCGTTCGCGATCCAGTACCCACGGGTGCGGTCCTTCCGACGAGTGGCCTGCTTAACGTTGACACTGCGGTACTCACCATCGCGCTCAATCACGAAGTCGTAGCACGAGGTGTCGTAGACGGACAAAAGGACACGCCACCCTTGTTGCATGTAGTGGGCGTGCCCCATTGCCTCTACTGCCCGCCACTTGATTGATTGCGCGGTGGTACAACCACCGCGCAATCTCTCTCCGGGCGTACTCAAGCGACTTCGTTCGCGCGATCGCGCACGACGTACTCGACGCGCAGCGTCGCCTTGCCGGCGGTCGCCGCAGCCACCGTCGGCGTCACCGTCAGGCGAACCGACAGGCCGCCGGTGTTGACGTACCCGGTCGGCACCAGCGCCGTCCGGCCCGCCGCCACCTTGTCGGTAGTGCCCAGGTAGCGGTTGTCGCTACCCGAATCGCCGACCTTGACGTTGTACGCGGTCGAGGTGCCGATGGCCGTCTCCGTGACAACGTCACCGCCGACTACCACCGAGTTCGGCGGCAGTTCGATGACATCGAAGATGTTGGCCTGCACCGCCTTGAAGTCGTCGGTGGTGGCGTCGGTCGCGACCATCGTGTCGTCGAAGTTCCACGTGAACTCGGCGACACGAACGTCCTGGCTGTACTTCTGCTTGGTCTTCAGACTCATGATCTTGCTCCTTGGGTCAGCCGACGATTAGACCGCGGTGTAGACGACGGCCGCGCCGAAGTCCTCAACCGAGCCCTCGTAGATCGAGTGGAACTGGGGCTTCTTGAAGCCGACGATCTTGCCCGTCGAGATGCCGGGCTGGTTGCCGTAGTCGAACTCCTTTTCTTCCCAGAGCGGTTGGCCGATGTCAGCCATCGCCAGCGCCTGCGCGCCGCACACGATCATGTACTGACCGTTGATGTCCGCGTTCTGACCGAACTTGGTAGCACCGGTGCCCTTGGTGTTCGGGACGTGCCGGAACTCGTGAACCACGATGCCGTCGACGTCGAGGACCGCGCCCGTGAACAGGGGGTTGTCCTTGCCGCGCGACATGCCGTTGCGGAGGTTCGCGATGATGTCGGCGTCCATCTTCAGACGGGCGACACCCTCGGGCGTCATGAACACGTGGTACGTCTCGCTGTTGCCGTCGCCCTTGATGCCGCGCACGTAACGCGACTTCAGGTACGCCTTGAGGTTCACCAGCATCTTGTACGACGGGAAGTCGTCGCTGTCGACGCTGGTGATCGCGGCGTTGGCGCTCAGCGTGCCGGCGGTGGCGTCCCAGCGGAGGCGCCGGGCGGCGGTCGGCGTGGTGACGTCGGCCGCGAACTCGAGGTTCGGGAGATCCGAGCCAACGCGCGTCGAGCCGTCGGGCTTCTTCGTGTACGCGATACCGGCCAGCGTGAGGAACGCCATCTGGTCGATGCGGTCGCCGAGCCAGTAGCTCAGCGCGTCGCGCGAGTTCTCACGGAACTCGACGATCGACTTCTGGTCGGCCATGCGGCCTTCGTGACGCTGCGCGTGACGCAGCATGTCGACGCGGATGACCTGCTCGTACGACTTGCCCGGCTCTTCGTTGCCTTCGAGCGTGCGGTCGCCGGCGACACCGTCGCCTTCGAGATCGGCCAGCAGCGTGATGACGGCGCGGGCGCCCTTCTGGTCCTTCTTGAGCTCGGTGATGTGTTGGATCATCGAGTTCGGGCCCTTGCCGACGAACTTGTTGACGAAGGAGTGGTTGCGCGCGTTGCGCCACATATCCATCGCCCAGATGGTCTTTTCTTCAGCGGTCAGGGCCGCAAAATTGGTCAGACTCATGGCTTCACCTGTGGTGAGAGTAAAAGGGGAATACTCCTGGCTCGACCTTTTACGCCCTGAACCTGTGACCGGGCGGGTGCGTATCTATCGGGATACGGGCCGGCTCCCACTGTCGCGGGGGGGCGAG